AGAGCGACTTCGACAAAACCATCGGTGTAGCGGACTTGGCTACCGGAGTAGCCAACCTGGTACTGCTTGGTGTTGTCGGCGTCGAGAAGAATAGGTGGGTGACCCCACGTTGCGGGTTTCATTCCGAACGTGGATAGAGAGTCCGGATTACTGACCTCTTCGGGAGGACGATATTCGCGGACTTGGGAACCATCAGCACGGCGGTAAAGCTGCGTACCCGAGCGGGCAGCGCGGCACCAGACCCGGAGGTAGCCCTCGGGGGTGGTTTCGCTGCCTGTGATGGGCGCGAAGTCGTACCTCGTTACTGATGTTTCCATGGTCAAATCTTACCTGTTGGAGTGAGCTTTGGTAGCTTTATACGCAGAGCGGCTACGACACTTGGCAATTCACAGACAGCTGACGTTGTGCCGGCGAATTAGAGCGCTGAGGGATTATCACAAGCTGACGCAGTTTGAAGTTGCAGAGAAACTGGGGATCAGTCAGGCTGCGTATTCAAGGCTAGAGAAAGGTGAAGTTGAGGTGTCGGTTATGAAACTAATAGCTTTGTGCGAAATTTATGATGTTAGATTGCAGGAGTTAGTGCGGGACATTTAGGCTACTTCTAGCCAAGAAAGTTCCAGAAACAGTTTAGCATCATCATTTGTAGGTGTTGCAGCTATTAAAAGCACGTCGCTGGTTCCGTCAATTGCTCGGCCAAGCTGGAAGTTGAAGTCGTTGATACTACCGAGGGCGAGAGACGATGAACTCGTGAGGTAGCCGCTTGTAATTTCAGTCCCTCCGACGTAGCTGGAAATGCCTGTGTTATACTGCACAACGTTGTTGAAGTGCGTTGTCCACGTACCCCCTGTAGTTGAGGTTGGATTTAATAGCAAATGATACTGCACAATATCTAGTTTATTGTTACCCGTCTGTTCAATAGCTGCGCTTATATCAGATGGGATAACTACGCTATCAATACGTGTTGCGTTTAATCGTATAGCCAGTATTGGGTATATAGTACCGGCAGTGGTGAGTGTTACAGGATTGGATCCTGTAGCAACGCTGTAACGATTGTTGAAGCCTTGATACCCGCCCTCGGATGCAATGGTCGCACAGATCTGCTTGGCAGTGGCTTCCGCAGCGATTGTGTCTGTGTTTTCAATCTCTTGCCGTAATGGGAGGGTTGCGGTGGTCATGTAGGTCGTGCTGTTGACGTTGTCCCCGTGGAAAGTGTGAGCGATGATCAGTCTTCCTTCGGCAATGAAACCACAGCGGACGTCACCTACGCCTAGCCACTCGAGGTCGAACCACAGAATTTGGGCTTTTGAGAGGTCCAAAGTGCGGCCTGACTGGTCGGTGCCATCAAACTTGTCGCCGTTCCAGTCAGCTTGGGCGACGCGCGTGTTTACGACGCTGCCGCTGGTGTAGCTGCGGCGTACGAAATAGACGGTGTCGTCTTCTTGCTCGAGATATACGCCGTTCTCGGTGCTGAAATAACCGATGCGTTGGCGGAGGTTGGTTTGAGCTGCTGCGAAGACGAAGGAGGTCATCACCAGCAGTGATTTGCCGGGCTGATAGGGAAAAACGCGCTTGGTTTCGCGGTAGACATAAGCGCCGGATGTGACAGGGACGGTGAGATTCACACAGCTTTCGTTGGCGACGTACGTCTTAGAGCCGCCGGCGTTTACAGCTGTGTCCCACTTGTCGTTCTCTTGATAGCGGTGCTGGCTGTCGAAAAGGGTAAAAGGAGTACTCGTGCGAAGGCGGCCGAAGCCATCGCCGCTGGTGCCGCTGTTTGCGAGGACTGTTACTGGAAATTCAATATCGTTGCGGACATAAACGAGTTCATAGCGGTCATTATCGACGATGCGTTGGCCCATGAATGGAAAAAGCTGATGCTCTAAGCCTAGAGACAGAAACCAGCAGCCCAAACAGAGTCGCTTTTGAGGCGGGGCTTTTTGCCGTGGCCGTTGCGGGCGCGGTTGGTGGAAGGATCCTCGAGGACGGTTTTTCCGGCCTCGGTGTGGGAGATGTCGGGGCCGCCTTTGCCGTCGATGCCACGACGGCGGCGCTCGTGGCTCAGTCTTCCCACTCGAGAGGCTTGGATGGGAAATTGGTGCCGCGTATTGGCGTACCGAAGGGTTGTTGACGTTGACGGGCACGACGAGCTTCACGCTCGGGTTGCAGCGCCACAAACAACCGTGCGGGTTTTACCCCTAACTGCTTAGCGACGTCTGGAATTTCATACACACCTTCTTCTGCGAGCTTCCTATCTCTTGTATTCATATTTGCAGTAAGAATTCGCCGAGTCAATCCTGGAATACGAGGTTGATCCACACTGCGGACAAAACGTGAACGAGGCATGCGACCCTCATCCCAAAGAAGGTCAGCCTCGAGAGCGTCGTGATACCGATTGATTCCTAATTCAAACTTCTCCCAAGAACGGCTATAGTCACGAGCTTGCTCTTCAATATTGTCTAATACGCCTTTGAACCGTCCGAAAATAAAGTCTTGAGTATCTTTTTCGCTATAGCCGACCATACGAGGTAGTCGGCGTAGATCTGACATTAGATTCTCTACGCCACTGCGGGAATGCACTGGGTGCTGGTAATCATCGATGTCCGTGGAGTAGCCGAAATCAATCAGTGCAACTTTGCGGCTACGAGGATGCACCATAATGTTGCCGCTGTGGATATCCCCATGAGCAAGCCCTTCTGTGTGGAGCTTGCGAAATTCTCGCAGCATTTTGACCTGCACGATTGCAGGAGCATTTGATGCAGTGCCGTATCCATCAGAATAAGCCGAAGCCACAGTCTTGTAGCCCTTCATGTGGGACAAAACCAACGTCTGAGCACGTACATCACCGTTCTCGTCGGTTACTGCGTTCATCGCAAGTGGTTGCGGTGCGTTGACTCCGGCAGCGCGTGCTTTATCGAGGCGATCGTACTCCCACTCAACATAATCCTCGTCCCCGTTGCGGTAAAGCTTGACACCGTACTTCTCAGATGGATGTACAAAATAGGTGCCGAATGCGCCTTCCCCGGCTTGGCAACGTGGGTTGAAAACCTCTGCGTCAAACTTCGCCGGGGTTTGAATCTTTCCCAGGCCGCCACCGCACTCCATGGCACGACGACGAGCGTTGATCTTTTCCTGGACGTCCCACTTCTTGCCACCGGCGATGGCCTCATCGGCGATTTTTTGAGCTTGCGCTGAGGTGAGTTTCTGATTGTTGCGGGCGCTAGCCGGGAGTTTGCGCCGTTCGGTGACGGTTAAAGGACGCTGTTTGTTGCGTATGTGCTTAGCCAAATAAGCTCCTCCTGCTATGACACCTGCAGCAAGAGCGACTTTAGCAACGGTTTTCAACTTGTCTTTGCTGGTGGAACCCGCATTTTTTGTGCAGTTATACGCCTTTGAAATGTGTGAGGCCCCGCAGGGTTTACCCTTAGCGCGCTCGGTGGCGTCGCTTCTTACCAGGCTGAGGACTTTCCCGGCGTGAGGCCGTCACGGCGGGACACTTTGCCGCTGCAGCGCCACTTCGCCCTCGAGAGGCACAGCGGAGTGTTGCGATCTTTGCCGGAGCAGTCTTTGCCGTGGGACTTCATGTCACCGAAGCTGCGGGCGCAGTAGCGGTCACCTTTGTCTGTGCCGGGGGCGATCTTGTAGCCTTTGGCGCCGTAGCGGACGGTGCGGGTGCGTCCGGTTTTGGGGTCGCGGACCTTCTTGCTGTACTTCTTGCCGTCCTCGGTATCGAAACCGGTGGCCCAGAGATCCGTTTTGGAGCTCACCATGACGGGCCCACCGGTGCGCTCTTTACGGGGGTCCTCACGACGCTTACGTGCCACCAAGCGGCGGCGTTCCGCGGCAGACAGAGCCGAAGCTTTCTTGGCTGGGAGGCACTTGGGTTTGCCTTCTTCCTTGGAACGGTCACCGCAGGGTCCGAGGATGCGGCCAGTGCTGCTCATGCGCACCCACTTTTCTTTAAACCATTTGTCTAAGGCGTCTGTGCGAAATTTTCCCCCGCGTTCTTTGTACTCGCGAACCATCCAAGCGTTGGCGTACGCGCTCGGGTAAATCTTGAATTTGCGCTTGGCTTCTGCTTTGACTGCAGCGTGCAGCTTTTTGTTGAGAAACACGGTTTTGCCCGCAGCATCAAGGCGGCCGAAGCCGCGAGGCTTGCGCCGGTTGGAGTAGGCGAGTGCGCCGGCACCGAGAGCTGCCGCAGTGAGGCCAGTGGCTACGGCGGTGCGTGTGGGGAAGCCACTGCCTTTCTTGTGGCAGGTTCGGCCTCGGGGGATGTGGCTTTCACCGCAGGGGATGCCGGCGTCGGAGCGCGATGCGTTTGCTAGATCTTCGTAGTATTTATCAACAATGTTTTGTAGTGATGTTTCTAGATCGTTGGCTTTACTACTTTTTTCTACCGCTTTTCTAATGTCAGCAGACGTAAGAGAGCCTACGCGCTTTCCTATCGCTTTCTTAATTTCACGTTCAGCGTTTTTATATGCTGTGGGATTGACTGTTTTTAAGTTATAGCCCATGCCTCCAGATTGTTGTAGCCCGAACCTAGGTTTATTCATGAGTCGGACAAACTCAGAGGCAACAGCGCTTCCGCCACGCTCGGACGTACCGTAATCAATGAACTCCGCTCCTTTGGAGCTAATGAACACATTACCTGGATGTAGGTCGTTGTGAGCAACCCCAAGAGTGTGCATACGCGCTAAATTTTCAACAATTCGGGCTTTGTTAGTGTTGCTTATTTCGGTTCCTTTAGTCAGACCACGCATCCTAAGAGCAGCCATCTTCTGCACAAATTTCGCTGGATTATCAGCAGCTTCTTTTTGGCCTTTACCCAAGGCATAGCGAAGTGCTCGGTCTTGACTGGTAAGCGGACGGCCTCGAGCGGCCTCGGTGATCAAGGTGTTATCACCGGCGGCGACGAACTTGGGTCCGAAGCCGTGTTTGCCAGCGAGCTGGGCAGCCTGGACTTCGTTGACTTGAAGTTTCTGCTGCGCCTTTATCAGAGCATCACTGGTGGCACCAGTGATGACTCCTTGCTTTTCCATCATGCGGATCTGCATAGCGCCTGCAGCGCCTTTTCCTCCTATGGTCTTGGCGACAACGTTTTTGCCTTTGTGTGTACCAAAAACGACGTCACCAAACAAACTGGGTCCTGCAGTTTTGTCACGTTTAACAACCATCTCTTGAAGGACGTTTTTGACGCCGCCTATGTCTCCAGTAAACGGTTTGTAGCGTTGTGCTGGATCAAATTTCTCTCCGTAAGCTTTGCGCATATTGCGCATTTGGTATAAACCAGCTGCAGTTAGTGTGGCATACGCTGCTGCGTATCCTACTGCTATTCGCTGTTTTTGGCCTTTGGTTAGCTCGCCTTTTTTACTGCCTTCCTTTGCCGGGTTTTTCTCTACTTTTGTTGCTGGCCCTTTGGTGCACTTTTCGCCCTCGGAGATGGCGCCTTTGCCACATTTAAGGTCGAGGCGGATGGTGGTGGGGGTAAGAGTCATAGGTCAGACAGCGAGCTGCTCGTGCTCGGGGGAGAAGCCGGCGGCGTAGATGGAGTCGCGGCGAGGAGGACGCACTGCGGAAGGTTTACGAAATGCTCGTTCCATCGATCTGCGACGCCTATTTAATCGATTAGTTTGCATAGCCATACGGCCTTTACGCAGTAAGCCGGCAAGCTCTCCGGTCTGTTGCTCGCGTGTCAAAGTTCCAGCGCCTGC